CACCAGCGAATCCAATCGCCGGTTTTGTCTTCTTCGCAAAAACACCAGAGGTCGTAAAACCAACTGGCCGTTCCATCGGGGGTGGAGATAAATAATGCCCAGCCTTGTTTGTCTGCGAGGGCGGGGCGAATAACCTCAAACCACACCTCTGATTCCATAAATGCGGCTTCGTCGAGTACAACTCCAGCAAGGGAGCGACCACGAAGAGCCATCGCGTTTTCGGTGCCTTTTAGTTCGATTGTGGAGTCGTTGACAAGATCCAGGCGCAGATCGGTTTCGTTTTTGGCGCGGATGTACTCCTTGGGAATTATTTTCTTGAGCGTTTTCCAGGCGATGTCTTTCGCCATCCGGTAGGTGGGGGCGCAGTAAAAGAACGTCTCGCCGGGGCGTTCCAGGGCTTTGGTGAATAGTTCGATGCAGGAAAGGTAGGATTTTCCGAAGCGGCGGCCTGCAACTAAGACGCGGAATCTATTTTTTGCGCTGAATACTTCGCCTTGCGCGGGGCGAAGGCTTAAATCGAGTGTTTTTGACGCCAAAGAGCGGTTTTACTCGGGTTTTTCGATCTTAACGTGAATTTCTGGCAATGTGCTACTTTCTTCGGGTTGGTCGCAGCCGACCATACGCGCCAGGGAATCGAGAACGTTGGCGGCAGTTTGCATTTGGCCGCGTTTTACGGCGGAGTTGTAGAGGCGGGAGCGCATTGAGAAGATGCGCGAGGCCATATCTGCACGTTCGCGCTCAAAATCTTCGCGATTTAGTGCTTGAACTGCCTTCCAATCGCGGAATGCGGTGGCACGGCCCACCTGTTCTTTTGATGCGTGGTCGAGAACCAGCTGAAGTGCAGGCAATCCTTCGAGTTGGCGGCGATAAAGCCGCATAATTCGAGCTTCTTGGATGTCCTTCGGGTTTTTAGGACCACCGATTCGCCTTACTTCTTTGTGTTCAGTGGTGTTCTCGTCCATAACAAAAGGCACGACCTTTCTCGCCAGATTAGCAAGTTACAAAGCCACATATCAGGTGCTTTTTTATTTTGGGGTGTAGCACATAAGAGTTTTGCTTTTTGACCCCTGCCCCCGGTAGCACAATAGAAACATCTGGCGATATTTATTTAAGTTCCCCGCGGGCCGATAGCACTTGTAACATCTGCTACACTACCCCCACTAATATGCTACATTGTATCATTTGATGCTTGTGCAATGTCGCACATTCCCTTACATTAGAAGAGTCCAAGAGGAGGAGGTACTACCCAGACACACCACACCCAGAACTGAAGAGGTAAGAAGCAGAAATGCCGGGCCGTCAGGCTGACTGGGCGCTGCGACGGATGCTCCAGTAGGGACCGGGTATTGTAGCACAAATTTCAGAGGTCCGGCTTTCCGGAAGCTATAGGTGCGTGCCCGTGCCGTTGAAGACTTGAGCCTTTCCAGGCTCGGTGACCGTACTACCTGACAGACGGCTCGGTGACCCTGATCGCGTGAAATAGCAGGGATACAACAAAGGAACCCTTTCTTTAATGACATGAAACACGCAACGAAGCACACATTCAGCGGCATGGACTCCAGCGGCGTCGAGTTCTACACCTCGGCACACCGGGACCATGCAGAAGTGACCTTCCGTGATACGGATTTCGGTGATTCGGTTGTAATCGAGGGTCTACGCACTGCCTATTTGCAAGGTGCGATCCGGAATTACGTCAGAACGCTGGGGTATCGCGACGAAGACAAGAACGCCAGAGAGTTTCTCGAAACCCTTCAAGGCGAACTTGCCAAGGCACTGAAGAAGGAGGAGGCATGAGACACCTAGTCACCCGCTACGCCGGAATCAGCTCAGGCTGGATTCCTGCTCACGGATCACGTCCTCGTACCAAGCAGCAGGCTGAGCGATTCGCTCGGCTCTGCCGTGCGGTCAATGGTGATCGATTCTGCTACAGAGTCGAGACACTCTCACCCGAACTTCCTTCCTTTCTGTGATGGCTGAAATCACCAGAGCGGAGTTAATCCGCTCTTTTCTTCCTGAAGTCCAGCAACGTGTCCAGGCTGATTGTTTCGATGATGAAGAGCTTTACCAAGCTCTCTGTGTCGTCACAAGAATGAATTCTGAGACACGTTCTGACGCTGAATGTGAAGATCTAGCAGACAATGTTCATAGCTGGATCACATCTCGCATCGTTTGATTCACGCTCCAGGGTTCACGTCCTGGGGCACACTTCCTTCAATGACATGAAAACACCTAGTCTCGACTGCGATGCTGCTCGTGAGCTTGAATTGTACGCGACAAATGTTGAAATCTGGTATGCGCCAGTTATCAAGAATTTGAGCAAACATTACAAGCGTGGCAACTTCTCACTCGATCTAGCGATCCACTCAATCGAGCGTTACTGCCTGACCCCTGCGGCTAAGCAGTACCACCGCGAGTTTGGAAGCATGACTTCCAAGTGGAATGACACATTCCCGAAATTTGTTCGGCTTCATGTAGCTAAGCAAATTGCACTCCATTGGGTCGAAGAATTCAAGCTCGGCAACTTCTGGGATTGATGATTCTCAAAAAATTCCGCAACGTCTCCTACTTCCAGGTATTCGTACCTGAGAAGCGGGGGTGGTTGTGTTATCGCCCCGACTGGAGCACGGATGGAGTCTGGTTCTGTGAATTCAATTCTCAGGATTCAAGACGGATTGAAAAGCGGCGCTGGATCACTGCGGCGTATGCCGAACAGATCTGGCACCGTTTCAAGTCCCAGGACACTTGCGAAACTACTTTCTTCTCATGAGTTGGTCACTTCCTCTAATCAACCCAAACACAGATCAGATTGATGATGATGTGTTTGACGCGATCACGATGCAACAGCACAAGCGGTTCAGCATGTGGAGCTTGCAGACGGGCCAGTCAGTGATTGACTTGCTCCGCTCTGCGGGCTTCGTGTGCCGCGAAAACGGTGGAAATTTTGGTGTGGTGCTGGAAGGTACTTTGCCCCATTGCAATCTGTATGGCGCTCTGCTCCCTGATGGCTCCACCCACACATGACGTACCACCAATTCCGTGATGATCTCGGGGAGCCTTATGGCTCCTTCGAGGTTTTTTATGACATCAAGGCTCTGACTCCCATGGGGAAAGAAGTCGATCCAGGCTGGTACTGGTGGGCTTGCTTTCCAGGCTGTATGCCTGATGGCGATCCAGCAGGACCATTCGAGTCTGAGCAAGATGCGATAGACGATGCCCTGGCTTGACCGGGGCTTTTTATTGTTGCTAGAGTGACACAGTAGACTACTCACCACCCATGAGTGAAATCATTCAGGTCGAGGACATTGAAGTCCTTTGCACCAACACGGACCAAGTGGAGCTGCGGATTGTCGCGATCATCGACGACATGGTGCAGACCCACCCAGCCATTTTGTTTCCGCCTGACATTGCGGAACCCGCGCAGTTCGGACCAGCCAGAGCCGTCACTACTGTGACAGTCGGGCTCGATGGATCTGACCTTGAGTGGGAGGTGATGGAGCAATGAAACGTACCACTCAAGAGATCACACTCCACCAAGCTTTGGCTCAGCGACTGCTGGATATGGGCTTGAAGAAAGCCGACGTGGCTGCAACGCTCCAGCGGAAACACGGCATGAGTCGTGCCACCGCTTACAGAGATGTGGATACCGCCGACATTCTCCGTGCTTCGGAGGACCCGGCGTTGGAAGCAGAGCCCGTTCCAGCGATTGACTTTGCTGATCGGGATGCGCTGATGCGGATGACGCGCCAGCTCCTGATTGAAGCGTTCCAGGCAGGCAATGTTCAGGACTATGCCCGTCTGGTGCGCGAATACGAAAGGCTTGCCCGTATGGGTGGCCTGAAAATGTCTCACGAACAATGAGATTTTGTCTCATACGAACCAATGAAACTCAACAAGTTCACGCTCCAGGAGCTTCACCTGCTTGCTGATTCTCTGTATTGGGAGTTTGCAATCTTTGAAAAGCAGGGATGGGCTGATTCAGCACGTGCCAGGCAAATGGCGAAGCTTCAGGACAAAATCCACGCATACATTGATCAACAATACGGAGTGAGCCAGGCATGACCAGGATTGAAACGCTCCAGGCAAATGCCAAGCCTTCGTGGCACCCGCAAGAAGTGAGACTCGTGTATCTCACCTATAGATCAAACATGTTGGGGATCATGCGCTGTCAAACTTTGGCGGCGTCGCTCAATGAAGCCGTGACACGTGCCAAAAGAAAGTACGGACCAGGGGATCTCAACTCCTGGGGTACTAGGAACCTTCCCATTGTTGGGGGCATGGTTGGCGGCGGTGAGTTCCTACGCGGTAAGCGTGACATCGACTTCGAAGACGACGTGTCGCGGATCTATCCCTGAACGTTCCAGGGCTAGGCATACGGCCAGCTCATAGCTTGATCGGCTAGCCATATGTCCTCGTCGTTTACGTCGATAGGACGGGCCATTACATAAGCGGTAAAGACCTGTTTTAATCGCTCCAGAGGCATCCCCAAGCCCTGAGCTTGGACAGCCACGTTGGTTTGTCCTTTGTATAAACGCTCCAGGGCTTCCTCTAATTGTTTTGGGCTTGCAGGGAATTCCACAAGTCCATCCTCTCTAGCCATTGACACTCCGCCCCACGTAATTCTAACTCATTGAGCAAGCGGACCTGCGGTGCTCCGCTGCGACGTGCCACCACAATAGCTCCGTTTTTTGGCTTGAGCCCAGTCAGGGTCTGAAGTCCCAGGGAATACGCTCCAGCCTGGCAAATGTAGTTAGCCAGCATTTCTTCGCTGCGGGCGTTCACGCTGGTTTTCCAGTCAGCGATGCAGAGCGTGCCACCTACGTCGAGCAAGGCGTCTGCTGTTCCAGCCCAGCCTCGTGGGTCATGAATGGAAAATTCGATCGCATGAATGGCGGTTACGTTCTCCCCGATCCAAGACCGTAGACCTCGGGCGTAGCCACTGGCGCTCCAGGAGACCCTAGGAGCCCCCTGAATGGCCTTTTCGATGGCCCAGCTGGTGATTGCTTTAGGGGCACGTTCCAGGCCGTCATCTCCAGTCCTCCAGCTTCCTCGCTTATTAGCGCTGTTGCGAGCAAGTTTTGCTGCCGTTTTGAGGACGTACTCTGCGTGATCGTGAGCCAAAGTCCCGCGCTGGCAGGCAATATCACGCTCAGCGGGAGCAGAAGGTCTTTCAAGCCAACGGTCCAGGGCATCTTTTTGCCATTGCGGTGAGGTTTCCTTGAGGATGTGCGTCACTGACGCATATGTGTTGCCTCGTTCATCTCTATACACACGATGTGGACCAGAGTCGTCACGTACCAGAGTCCAACGGCGTAGTCCGGCGAGGGCATTTTGTGTATCAGCGGGCATCGGCTAATTCAGATTCACGGGCCAGCCATGCACTCTGTAATTGATGAGCTTTGGGCTCAATCAAGTGCACTGAACTGACTACTCCAGTGAAGTCTCCCACTGAAATGGCGATACAGCCATCATCCAGAATTGTTGTGATCGTCTCAGGCAAAGGTCTTTCGTAGTGACGATCCATGGAACAGCTCTTTGGCTGAGTTTAGATAGTACGAAAGGGGCTCGAAAGCCCCTCGTAATGAATGCGGACTTACGGACTTCCCTGCCTTAGTACCAGCCATACATTAGGGGACTACCCTTCGGAGCCACTGGCACTCTTCGACGAGAACCCTGAGCTTCTGCAATCTGCAACTTAGGCTGCCACCCACCAACCACATGGTCCGAGTAGTTGAAGAGCAGATTGCGGGCAGGCAGGACATCAAGGATTAGCACAACCCCCGTCCTGCCGCACTCACTCAGTCGGCTTTGAACGGGTTCTCGCCGGTCAGCAAGCGACCGATCTCAAATCCGCCGTCCTTGGCTTCGGTCCAGGCATCATCAATCGCCTTGTCGGATCCCTTCTTACGGGGAACAGGGCGAAGGCTGTACTCAGTGTTGAGGCCGTTGCCTTCTTTGCCGAGAACAAAGTCATGCTCCAGCAGGTTGGCGTAGTCCTCCATTTGGGAGATGCCGTCCAACTCGCGGATGATGCTCTTCTGGGAGAGCTGCATGATCTGCACGCCCTCGGTCTCGAAGTTATAGACAGGCACGGCGAGAGCAAACTTTGCTGGCTCAGGTGCAGTGCCGTCACGGTTTTGGCGGCGGGTGTAGTCAGGCCCCATCTCGGCTTCGATGTCGTCGGACTTGGGATCCTCGGAGAAGCGGAAAGGCTTGAGAGAACCGTCGTCGGCTTCGCCCCAGCACTCGTAAAACTCAAGAGGCTGGTCGCTCAGCAATGCAAAGCGCACGCTGCTGCCGGATTGAATCTTGGAGGGGTTGAGATAACCACCACCAGTGCCTCCAGCGACTGCTGAGA